CCACCCCACCCCACCCCCAATGCGTTGGCTGGCAGGCAATGCGTTGGCCAGCAATCTTGCCGCGCCATGAAACTCAATCTCGACAACATCGTGCCGGCTCCCAGTGTGGGGCCCGGCATTTCCAGATTGGAAGATGAGCAGGGCTCACGCCTGTTTGATTTCCTAATCACGCCGCCGAAAGAGCGGCCAATGCGAGCAACTATCAGGGCCAAGACTATGGCCCAAGCAAAACTATTCGCAAAGAACCGTCACCCACAAGCAGAAATCCAATGTCTTGGACACTCAAAGAGGCGCTGAAGAAATCGCTCCAGGTCCGCTGGGCTGGGGCGAAGAACGAGAAGAAGGCAGTCGCCAATGCCATGCGCGTTCTCGACATTCTCGGACGAGACACAAGGCTGGACGACATCAACGCCAGCAAGGTGGATGCCCTGGTTGAGGGGCTGCGCCGATCGGGTGCCGGCCCGGCCACCATCAACCGCCACCTCGCCGCCCTCTCCGCCCTGTTCAGCGATGCGTTGGACAGGGGCGGCGCCACCACCCAGCCCCGGATCCGCAGGCTGAGGGAGCCGGCCGGCCGCCTGCGCTATCTCAGCGCCGAGGAGGAGGCCGCCCTGATCGGGGCGATGCAGGACCAGGAGGCCAAGGATCTCACCATCGTTCTGCTCAACACCGGCTGCCGGGTTGGCGAGCTGATCGGCCGGGAGCTGGTGGTCGAGGACGGCCACCTTCGGGTGTGGGAGAACAAGGCCGACCGGCCCCGCTCTATTCCCCTCACCGCCAAGGCTGCCGCCGTGCTGGCTGTGCGCCGCCAGTTCAGCCTCACCTACTGGCAGTTCCGAAAGCGGTGGGACGCCGCCCGCCTGGCTGCAGGGCTGGGCTCAGACGTGGTGATCCATTCCTGCCGGCACACCTTCGCCAGCCGGCTGGTGCAGCGGGACGTGTCGCTGCCCGTGGTGAGCGCGCTGCTCGGCCATGGCAGCGTGACCATCACCCAGCGGTACAGCCACCTGGCCAACAGCCAGCTGGCGGCAGCCGTTGCCTCACTGGAGGAAGCATGAGCGAACCCTGCCCCAAGCTGCTGATGCAGCAGCGTGTGCTCGAGCGGGAGATGTTCTTGCTCGGCCAGGAGCGCGACGATCTGCTGCGCAACCGCTTCATCCAGAAGCAAAGCGAGAGCCTGTCCAGGTACGGCACGGCCATGGTGGTGGGTGGCGTTGACCTGCTGGTGCAGCAGATCGAGCTCCACCAGCGGGCGATCGAGTGCGGCCGTGCAGGCCTGACCTTCTCCCTGCTCAAGCACCTGGTCGGCGTGGATCCCGAGGTCATCGCCGCTGTGGCCATGAGGGTGGTGACCGACTCGATCAGCTCCGAGGTCAACGCCAACACCATCGGCTACCGGATCGCTGACGCCTTGTGGGTCGAGATCATGCTGATCAGGGCGAGCGACTGGGAGCGCATGGTTCATGCCCGGGTGCGCCGGCGGGGGAACCTGGTCCGCAACGACGTGATGCGGATGCGCAACACCGTGGCCTGGTCGAGGCAGGAGCGGCTAGGCATCGGCGCCTTCCTGCTCCGCCTGGTCGCCGCCCACACCGGGCTGGTCGAGATCGTGAACCTGCGCAAGGCCACGACCGTGGTGCCCCAGGTCAAGGCCACCGACCTGGCACTGGACTGGATTCGCAACGCCGTGGATCGCACAAGGTACATGGCGCCGATGACCATGCCCATGGTTGTGCCGCCGCTGCCATGGACCAGCGGCACGGAAGGCGGCTATCTCACCACCCTGCCGAACAACCAGCTGGTCAAGGACCAGGACTGTTCGGGGATGCGGCATGTGGGCCAGCCGGTGTTCGAGGCCATCAACATCCAGCAGGGCATCGAGTTCCGGCTGGATCCCTGGATGCACCGGCAGCTTGAGGTGGCATGGGAGAACGACCAGGAGATCGGCCGGATGATTCCGAGGACCGGCTGGCAGATCCCGCCCTACCCCGCGGACAAGGAGCCAGGGTCTGCCGACGTGCAGCAGTGGAAGTTCGCCGCCCGGATCATCCATGAGCGGAACGACCGGGCCAAGCAGCGGCGCATCGTCATCGCCAAGCAGCTGTGGTTGGCCAACAAGTTCAAGGGGAGGAGCATCTACTTCCCGATGCAGCTTGATTTCCGGGGGCGCCTCTACTACCGGCCGCCGTTCATCAACCCCCAGGCCAACGACATTGCCCGCGGCCTGCTCAGGTTCCGGCCCACCCCTCTCACCGACGAGGGCTGGCGATGGCTGCGCATCCATGGCGCCACCGCCTATGGCCACGGCTTCAGTCGGCTGTCGTGGCAGGACCGTGAGGACTGGACGCTCGAGAATCGGGAGGCCATCTTCCGGTGCGGCAACGATCCCTTCGGCGGCGGCAACCTCTGGCGCGACGCCGACGACCCGTGGCAGTTCCTCGCCTTCTGCCGGGCCTACACCACCGCGGTGATCCAGGCCGAGCAGGGGAACCAGCCGGCCTGTGGTCTGCCGGTGAAGCTGGATGCGACGTGCAGCGGGATCCAGCACTACGCCGCCCTGCTGCGGGACCCCGGCATGGCCGGCATGGTGAACCTGACCAGCGATGGCACGGGCCAGCCGAGTGACATCTACACCCGGCTGATGCAGGAGGTGCTGACCAGGCTGCGCGTTGATGCGCAGGCCGGCAGCGAGCGGATGGCAGACGCCCGGCACTGGCTCGCGCTGCAGCCAGACCGGAGCCTGGCCAAGCAGGTGGTGATGACCATTCCCTACTCCGCCTCACGCCGGGCCATCTTCAACTTCGTCCAGACCTGGGCGATCGACCGGGCCCTGGAGCTCTACGGCAGGGAGGCCTGGCCCTTCAAGTCTGGAGCGGTGGCGACCACCCACTACATGAGCACGCTCATGGCCGACGCATCGCTGAAGATGGTGGCGCCAGCGGTGCGGGCAATGAAGTGGTTCAAGGCGGTGGGCCGCCTTGCCGGCAAGATCGGGATGCCGCTGGAGTGGGAGACGCCAAGCGGGCTGGTGGTGTGCCAGCAGTACGAACTCTTTGCTCGCCGCCAGATCACACTGCGCCGGCTGACGCCGGTGCCGATCGGGCTCTCGGTGTTCGACAAGCCGATGGGTCTATGCCCCAAGAAGATGGCCAACGGATTGTCGGCCAACGTGATCCATTCGCTTGACGCCAGCCACATGGCGTTGGCCACAATCCGCGCTAGGCTCACGGGTGTGGCGAACATCGCAGGGATCCATGACTGCTGGGCCACCACGCCCAGCGAGATGCCCGCCCTGCGAGAGGCGGTGCGCCACACCTTTGCTGAGATGTATCAGCAAGACTGGCTGGGCAGGATTACCAGTTCGCTGGTAGATCAAATCCCAGCAGAGTATCGGGCAGACCTGCCCGTTCCGCCAGCCAAAGGATCATGGGATCCAACCACAGCAAACACCTCCGAGTATTTCATCGCTTAACATGAAAGACTTCCACGTCATTGACAAGATCAGCATTACAACTCCCAAGTGCAGGTTTCTTTATCCTCGGCTTGTGACTCCAGAGACCAAGTTTGACCCGGCTGGCTTCTACAAAGTCGTGGCACTTCTGGATCCAGTGGAGGCAGCTGAGATTGGTGACCAGCTTGATGATCTGTGGACCAGGCACAAGGCACACCTCAAGGAGCAGGCCCCGACCCACAGCTTCAAGGCGGCCGAGCTGCCCTATGGCTTCACCGAGTTCAACGAAGTGGCCGGCTTTCAGCTGAAGTGCAAGGCCAAGGCTTCCGGCGTGGACCAGCGCACCGGCGAAAGCTGGACCAGCAGGCCGGCCCTGTTCGATGCGGCCGGCCGTCCGATCACCGACCTGTCCAAGCTCAACGGGATGTGGACCGGCACCATCGGCCGGGTCAGCATCGACGCCTGCCCCTTCTACCGGACAGCGGTGGGCGCCGGCATCACCCTCCGGCTGCGCGCCGTGCAGATACTCGAGATGGTGACCGGCGGTGGTGACGCCGAGAGCTTCGGCTTCGATGCCGTGGAGGGCTGGTCTGCCGACGCTGCCCCGTCCACGCCGGCGGATCTTGCCCCGGTTCCCTTCGAGGCCGGCGTTGCCCCCGACGAGGCGGACTTCTGATGGGGTTCCGCTCCCGGTTCGAGGCAGAGGTCGCCGGATCGCTGCGGCACCGGGGCATCTCCTTCGGCTACGAAACCATCCACCTGGGCTACCAGCTCCAGGGGGTCTACACGCCCGACTTCGTTCTGCCGAACGGGGTAGTCGTGGAGGCCAAGGGTGCGTTCTCTCCAGCCGATCGGCGGAAGATGCTGGCGGTTCGGGAGGCCCACCCCGAGCTCGACATTCGCCTGCTGTTCCAGCGCGCCAGCGCCCGGATCGTGGGCGGCAAGCTGAGCTGCGGGGCCTGGGCCACCAGGAATGGATTCACCTGGGCAGAGGGTGTCATCCCCTCCGCATGGGCTGATGCCTAGCCGCTTCCTCAAGCATGAGGCTTGCCCGGCCTGCGGCAGCCGCGACAACGCCGCTCGCTACAGCGACGGGCATCTTCATTGCTTCGGCTGTGGTCACCACGAAGGTGAGCCGGCAGAGGCCAAGCCAGAACCGATCCCTCCTATGGCCCCACCGACCAGGCCCCTGCTGCAGTTCCTGGACTTCCGCCAGCTCACCGCTCGCGGGATCAGCCAGGAGACCTGTGCCCTGTTCGGCTACGGCATGGGCAGCGACAACGGCAGGCCCTGCCAGGTCGCGGAGTACCGCAACCAGAAGGGAGCGGTGTGCGCCCAGCACGTCCGCTACCAGGGGAAGCGGTTCGCCTGGACCGGCAACGTTGAGGAGCTCCAGCTGTGGGGCCAGCACCTCTGGCGGCAGGGCATGGGCGCCGGCAGCAATGCCTTCGTGGTGGTGGCCGAGGGGGAGATCGATGCCATGAGTATCTCCCAGGTGCAGGGCAACAGATACCCCGTGGTCAGCGTGCCGAACGGCGCCCAGTCCGCACGCCGCTACCTGGCGGCCAACCGTGACTGGCTCTCACAGTTCGCCCGGATCGTCTTGTGCTTTGACTCAGACGAGCCGGGTGAGACTGCTGCCAACGACTGCCTGACCGTTCTGCCCCTGGGCAAGGTGGCCATCTGCCACCTCCCGAGGAAGGACGCCAACGAGATGCTCATGGCCGGCGAGGGCGCCGACCTGAAGGAGCTGCTCTGGAAGGCCACGCCCTCCCGGCCCGACGGGATCGTGAACGCCAGCGAGCTCTGGGATGTGCTGGTCAAGCCGGGCTTCAGCTCGATCGGCAAGTACCCCTGGTCGGAGTTGAACCGGGTGACCAAGGGGCTTCGGCGCTCCGAGATGGTGACGCTCACCGGCGGCACCGGCACCGGCAAGAGTCTGATCGCCAAGCACATTGCGCACGACCTCCTCAACCAGGGGCTCAGGGTCGGGTACATCGCTCTGGAGGAGAGCGTGCAGCGCACCATGCAGATGATCGTGGGACTGGAGTGCAAGCGCAAACTGCACACGGACCCCACCTGGCTTGGCGACGACCTGGTGCGTGATGCCTTCGACCGGCTATTCGGTTCTGGGAGGATGCACCTATACGATCACTTCGGCAGCATGAACCCTGATACCCTGGCCAGCAAGATCAGGTATCTGGCTGATGCCCAGTCCACGGATGTAGTGGTGCTCGACCACCTATCCATCGTGGTGTCGGGGTTGGATGAGCCGAACGAAAGGAAGGCGATCGATCGGATCGTCACCATGTTTCGGGAGTGCGTGGAGCAGACCGGGATCAACCTGCTCATGGTGTCCCACCTGTCCAGGCCAGAGGGCAAGCCGCATGAGGAGGGCGGCGCAACATCCCTATCGCAACTGCGCGGCAGCCACTCCATCGCCCAGCTCAGCGACTTCGTGTTCGGCGCCGAGCGCAACCAGCAGGGCGATCCGGGCGATCGTTCAACGCTACAGCTACGGGTTCTCAAGAACCGCTTCACCGGGGAAACTGGTCTCGCAGATCGGTTGCTCTACGATAACGAAACCGGGCTATTGTCTCAGTCGATGTCTACCTACTTCGGTCTATGAAATGTCCACACTGCGGATCGGAAAGTGTTCGCATCTGTTTCACCAGGGCGGCAGCCTTCGGCGGTGCGATCCGGCGCCGGCACTGCCAGGACTGCGGCCACCGCTGGTACACCGGGGAGGTGGCGCTGCCAGCTGGGGCAGTCAGATACACCAGCGCCAACTCTGAGCGCATGGCTGACCTGCAGCCGTGGTGCAAACTCCAACCTCAAATTGCTTTCGACAATGCAGTTCTCTGAGCAGGATCGCTTCAATCTCTACCGCTTGGCCACCAGTCCGAACAAGGCCTACTGCGGGGCGCGAGCAATCGTGAACCTGCTCGAGCGGGTTCACAAGCTGGAGCAGGCGCAGCAGCAGCCAGAGCCCGCCCCGAGCACCCCGGCGGGGCAGGAGGAGCTGGTTCGCTGCGTGGCGGAGGGTGTCGCTTGTGGTTGCGGCGGCGACTGGACGCCCGAGGCCATCGCCGCGATCCTCGCCGTGGCCGACTGGCTGGCCAGTCGGGGATGGAACGAAGCCGCATGGTTTCTCCGCCGGGAGGTGGGGCGATGACCGGCGACCGACTGCGCGAGCTGTTCGATCAGTACGCCTTCTTTCCGTGCGGGCGACAGGCCCTCACCTGGGAGATGTTCGAGACTGCCGCCAGCGCCCTGCTGGCCGAGGCCCAGCCCCAGCCGGTTGAGCCCACGGATGAGCAGCTGGACAAGACTCTGTTCAGGGCATTGTGCGACTACATGGAGCAGGAAAGCCCGTTTGGCGGGCCTATTGATGAGAAGCAGCTGGACCGCGCCAAGGCCCGCGCCGTGCTGGCCCGCTGGGGGCGCCCTGCGCCGGAGCCGGTCAGCGTGGCCGAGCGGCTGCCGGGAGATCAGCTCTGCTGGTGGTTCGAGGCAGACGAAGACGGTGGCTATGGCAGCAACTGGACCTTGCTGCGCATTCGCGGCAGCGCCACTGGCTACACCCACTGGCTCCCCCACTGTGCGCTGCCGGTGCCGCAGGAGCAGGCCGATGCCTGACCTCACCCCCGCCCAGCTGGCCGCCCAGATCGCAACAGCTTGCGAATCCTCCTGGGTTCACAATCCCGTGGTCGCTGCCCTGCTGGAACTGGCCAGCCAGATGGAGCGCCAGCGCATCATCTCCGCCGACGTGCAAGCCATCGCCACTGAACTGTCGAGGTACCCGTGACCACCGCTCTGATCGACGCTGACCACCTGATCTACAGCTGCGCGGCTGGCTGCGAGAAGGACATCCGCTGGGATGAATCCGTTCACACCCTGCACAGCGACTTCAACGACGTGCGGCAGGCCATCTCCAGCAAGGTCGAGACCATCCGCCAGAACGCTGCGGCCGAGGCGGTGGTGCTGTGCTTCAGCGACTACCCCTACTTCAGGTCCGAGATCCTCCCTGGCTACAAGGCCAACCGCATCGGCCGCCGCCGGCCGCTCGCCCTGGGCGACGCGATCGACTGGGCCAAGGAGGCCTTCGTCTCCCGCAGCCTGCCGGGGCTGGAGGCCGACGATGTGATGGGCCTGCTGGGCTCCGCCAACGTGGCCAGCATGGTCGTGGCCTGCGTGGACAAGGACCTTCGCACGGTGCCCTGTCGCCTCATGCCAGACCGCGAGATCGAAACCATCAGCGAGGCCGCGGCGAACAGGGCCTGGATGATGCAGACCCTGCACGGTGATTCGACCGATGGCTACTCCGGCCTGCCCAAGGTGGGCCCGGTCGCCGCGGCCAAGATCCTGGAGGGAGCCACCACCCTGCCGGAGATGTGGGAGGCGGTGCTTGCCGCCTACCGCAAGGCAGGCCTGGGTTACAAGGAAGCCCTGGCCACCGCTCGCGTGGCTCGCATCCTGCGGGCTGGCGACTACGACTTCCATGCCATCTCCTCCCACGCCCTCCGGCTATGGGAGCCCGCCGTTGACCCCGCCTTCCAATGAGCCCGACTTCACCCAGCGAACTGCCCAGCGACATCACCCTGCCGCCCATCGATGAGGCCTTGCTTGTGGCCCTGGACCGCATCTACCCGGAACGCTGCCCTGATCTGTTCGCCAACGATCGTTCGATCTGGGCCGCCGTTGGTGAGAGGCGCGTGGTGCGGATGCTATGGGCGGCGTATCGTGAACAGCAAGAGATACTGGACCTCTGATGTGCGGCACTTCCAAGGCCCAGCAGGCGAAGCGCAAGCCTGTGCTCGACAAGCTCTATCAGAAGTCGCCCGGTGCGCAAATGGACGCTGCTCAGTCTGCTGCCTTGCAACAGCAGGACGATCAGTTCAAGGCCCAGATGGAACTGTCGGTGAAGCAGCAGCAGATCCAGCAGGCCCAGTACGAGGAGCAGCGGCGGATTGCCATGGCGCCGCCGCCCCCCGGCCCGAATGAATCCGCGACCATGGTTGCCCCTGCTCTCACGGTGTCCCCCCTGGGGATCCGTGCGGGCGTGGGCCGCCGGGCCCTCCGCACCTCCGGCCTGAGCATCGCCCCCTGATGGAACTGAACCTCACCCGCGACGTTGACAAGACATCCGACCTGCAGGAGAAGGGCAAGGCCAACGCGGAGTCGCGCTACCAGCGTCTTGTCTCGCGGCGTGATCCGTTCCTGCAGCGGGCCCGGGACTGCAGCAAGGTCACCATCCCATCGCTGATCCCCGATCAGGTGGGCGGAGACCGCGGCCGGCTGCCCACCCCGCACCAGTCGCTCGGCGCCAGGGGCCTGAACTACCTGGCGTCCAAGCTGCTGATCAGCCTGTTCCCACCCAACAACAGCTTCTTCAAGCTCGAGACCTCCGCCGGCCTGCGCACCAAGGACCTCCCCCCGGAGCTCCAGGCCGAGCTCGACAACGTGCTGGTGCGGATCGAGGGCGCCGTGATGCGCGAGCTGGAGCTGTGCAACGGCAGGTCCAGCCTGTTCGAGGCCTTCAAGCATTTGCTGGCTGGCGGGAACGTCCTGCTCTATGCGGCCGAGGGGGCGATTCGTGTCATCCACCTCAGCAACTTTGTGTGCTGCCGTGATCCTGTCGGCAACATTGACGACATCATTGCCCAGGAGGAGATCAGCCCTGATGTTCTCCCCGAGGATTTCCGCGAGCAGGTGAAGTCTGCCGGCAGCATGGCGGACGACGACAGCGACGAGAGCTACGAGAAGACCGTCAAGCTCTACACCGTGGTCGAGTACGAGGGCGACGACTGCTACTGGTGGCAGGAGGCCTATGGCCAGAGGATCCCCGGCACCAGCGGCAAGTGCAAGAAGGATGTGTCGCCGTGGATCCCGCTGCGCTTCAACCGGATCGATGGCGAGGAGTATGGCCGCGGCTACATCGAGGAGTACCTGGGCGATCTGCTCTCTCTGGAGGGTCTCTACAAGGCGATCCTGGAGGGCTCTGCCGCTGCGGCCAAGGTGGTGATCCTGGTCGATCCGAACGGCACCACCCGGATGGCCACCCTGCAGAAGGCCGAGAGCGGCGACATCGTGCAGGGCAGCATGAAGGACGTGACCGTGCTGGAGCTGGGCAAGACCCAGGACTTCAGCGTGGTGCTGAGCACGATCGATCGGATCGAGGCCAGGCTGCAGTTCGCCTTCCTGCTGAACACCGCGGTGCAGCGACCGGGTGAGCGGGTGACGGCAGAGGAGATCCGCTTTATGAGCCAGGAGCTCGAGGCTGGTGTCGGCGGCCTGTATTCGATTCTCACGCAGGAGCTGCAGCTGCCCCTGGTACGGCGGTTCATGCACATTCTCCGCAAGAGCGACCGCCTGCCGGCCCTGCCTAAGAGCAGCGATGGTGACGAGCTTGTGCGCCCCCGGCCGGTCACCGGCCTGGAAGGCCTGGGCCGGATGGATGACCGCTCGCGGCTGGCCGACTTCCTCAGCACAGCATCCACCCTGCTGGGCCAGGAAGTCGTTGATCGCATGATGAACGTTGGTGAGCTGCTGCGCCGCCTGGCCACCAGCAGTTCGATCGACCCCACCGGGTTGATCAAGGACAGCCAGCAGCTGGCCACCGAGGCCAGCGAGGCGGACCAGACGCAGGCCACTGAGGCCCAGCAACAGATGATGACTGCCGCCCTGCAGTCGCCGGCGCTGGCGCAAGTCGCCGGCAACTACACCCAACCAGGAGCCCCCTATGGCCCCCAGATCCAAGAAGGTGACCCCAATGCAGCCCTCCCAGAACTCGACCCCAGCAGCATCGCCGGCATCGACCCCTCAGCAGGACTCCCCGGAACCGGCATCCCAGCCGGTGTCCCTGGTCTCCCCCCCGAGTGAGGAGGCCGAGCCCAGGCGCGTGCAACTGGACATCGAGATTCCGCCGATGCCGGAGGCCAACGCCAGCCGGCGCAACGACCCGCAGCCGGAGGTGTCCGTGGACCCCGATGGCACCATCACGATCCGCTGAGCCATGCCCGAACCCATCACGATCATGAGCGAACCCACGGGGCCCATGCCCCCTGGGGTTGAGCTGCCCACCGACGAGCAGGAGGAGGAGCCGCCGCGTCTGCTGGCCGGCAAGTTCAAGTCGGTCGAGGACCTGGAGGAGAGCTACCAGCATCTCCAGCGCAAGCTGGGCCAACGCGCAGCCGCTGAGCCCGCGGCCGAGGGGGAGGAGGGAGCGGCGCCGCCTGCCGAGGAGGGGGAGGCCCCTACCGAGGAGGAGCAGCCTGCCCAGACCGCGGCCGAAATCTACGGGGAGTTCATCGGCGGCCGGCTCGAGGAGGCCGGCATCGACTACGCCGGCATGAGCGACCGCTGGCAGAAGGACGGGGCCCTGGGCGACGAGGACTACGAGGCCCTGCAGGAGGCTGGCTTCAACCGCGAGATGGTGGACGCCTACCTGGCAGGCCTTGGCTACAAGGCCGCCCAGGACAACGCTTTCACCGCCCAGGAGATTGCGCAGATCAAGGCCGAGGCGGGCGGCGAGGCCCAGTACCAGCAGCTGATCGACTGGGCCGGCAAGAACCTGAGCGAGCAGGAGGCCACCGCCTTCGATCGCGTGGTGGCGACGGCCGACATGGCCGCCGTGCGCCTGGCGGTGGCCGGCCTGCAGGCTCGCAAGGCCGCGCAGCTGGGCTCCGAACCCAGGCTGCTGGGGGGCCGGCAGACCAGCAATCAGGATCGATTCGAGTCAACCGCCCAGGTGATCGCTGCCATGAGCGATCCCCGTTATGCGGATGATCCGGCCTATCGCAGGCAGGTCGAACAGAGGCTGGCTCGCAGTTCTGTCTTGTGAGACTCGGCCTAGGTATGCTGATAGTGCCTAGGCCTGATCACTGATTGGGGCCCTCGTTTGAGGACACCCCCAGCGCCAGGGAGATGGCTGGGATCAATCTTTCCCACTGAACCCTAGGAGGCGTTATGCCTGCTCCCAATCTTGACGCATCCAGGCTTGGCCTGATTAACGCTGCCGGTGGCGGCACCTGGGCTGGCGACAACGCCATGTTCCTGAAGGTGTGGTCCGGCGAGGTGTTGACCGCCTTCAAGAAGGCGTGCGTCTTCACCGAGATGACCAAGCAACGCACGATCCCCAGCGGCAAGGAGGCCAGCTTCCCGATCATCGGCGTCACCACCAGCTCCTATCACTCCGCCGGGACGATGATCACGGGCCAGTCGGTGAAGCACGCCGAGGCGACCGTTCGGATCGATGACAAGTTGATCTGCCCGGTGTTCATCGCTGACATCGATGAGGCCAAGAATCACTACGACGTGCGTTCGCAATACACCACGGAGATGGGCAACAGCCTGGCCTACAGGCTGGACTCGAACATCTCCGCGATGATCGCCAAGGCGGCCCGCACGACCACCAACTTCAACACCGATCTGCCGGGCGGCACCCGGGTGAAGATCGTTGCAGCGTCCAAGGCGGCCATCACCGGCAGCCAGCTGGCCGCATCCCTGTTCAGCGCGGCCATCGCCCTGGACGAGAAGAACATCCCCAAGGAGAACCGATACGCGGTCTTTGGCCCGACCGAGTATTACAAGCTGGTTCAGAGCACGGATGTGATCAACCGCGACTGGGGCGGCCAGGGCGCCTACAGCGATGGCACGGTCCTTCGCGTTGCAGGCATCCAGATCGTGAAGTCGAACCTTCTGCCCAACGCCACCCGCACCGCGGTGACCGGCGAGCAGAACGACTACACGGGCACCTTCGCGGATTGCGTGGGCCTGGTGTTCAACGAGATGGCGGTGGGCACCGTCAAGCTCATGGACCTCAAGATGCAGCAGACCGGCAACGATGTCTCCGCCATCTGGCAGGGCACGTTCATGGTGGCCAGCATGGCGGTGGGCACGGGCATCCTGCGGCCCGACTGTGCGGTGGACATCTACACCGCGACCAGCTGAGCGCCATCCAGCTGACCGGGGGGCGCAAGCCCCCCTTTTTCTTTGAGGCCCTGCCATGACGCTGACCACCTTTCTCGAAGCAGTGAACCAGATGCTGAGGATGATGGGCGAGGCGCCCGTCAACAGCCTGGATTCGCTGGATGCGCCGGCCAGCGTGGCGCAGCAGGCCAAGGATCTCCTGCAGATCACCAGCCGGGCGATGCAGTCGGAGGGCTGGTCCTTCAACACCGATCGGCAGATCACGCTGGTGCGCGCTGCGGTGACCGACAACATCGTCCTGGCACCCAACGTGTCCAAGGTGGTGGTCGATCAGCTGCAGTATCCCGACCTGGATGTGGTGCAGCGGGGCAATCGGCTCTACGACAGGCAGGGCAGCACCTACGTTTTCCCCTACGACCTGGTGGCTGACGTGACCTGGCTGCTCGAGTGGGAGGAGCTGCCGGAGTACGCCCGGTTCTACATCTCGATCAAGGCCGGCCGGGCCCTGCAGGAGGCGATCGTGGGCGACGTGAACCTGACCAAGATCCACATGGCCCAGGAGGCCGAGGCCCGGGCATCGTTCATGGAGCAGGAGGCCAGCACCTCCCGGCCGAACATCCTGCGGGGCGACCCGAACCAGTGCTCCCCGCTGATCACCTTCAAGCCCCACCGCGCACTGCAGCGATGAGCCTGATTTCAACCACGATCCCAAGCCTGATCAACGGAATGTCGCAGCAGCCAGCGGCGCTGCGGCTTTCCTCCCAGGCGGACGATGCGAAGAACTGCAGCCTGAGCCCAGTGGAGGGGCTGGCCCGCCGGTCGAGCTCGAACCATTTGGCGGTGCTTTACAACGGGTCGGGGCTGGCGGGGACCAACAAGCCCTTTTTCCGGGTGATCAACCAGGATTCCAGCAACCAGTATTTCGTGGTCCTGGAGAACGGCACGCTCCGGGTGTTTGACCTGAATGGATCGGCCAAGACCATCGTGGCACCGTACGGCTACGCCTACCTGAACCTGGCCAGCCAGAGCCCAACTTCTGCATTTCGGATTGTCTCGATTGCAGACACGACATTTATCCTCAACCGCGAGAAGACGGCGGCAATGGCCGCAACGTTATCCCCATTCTGGGGATACGAGAGCATGGTGTTTGTCAGGACTGCCGACTACAGCACGACTTACTGGCTGACCGTGAATGGCGTGATGGTCACCAGCACGACAGCAGCGGTGGGCGGCACTCCGCCCGATACCTTGTTCACGGCTTTCGACCTGGCCGGCAAGATGGCCTGGGCCATCAACCCGTTGGCGACTACCAGAACGGCCTCTGGGGGCACAACAAATACAATCACGTTTGCCACTACGACAGGAATAGTTGTTGGCCAGTACCTGAAAGACGCTACCGGCCACATGCTTAATGGCGCTTATGTCACAGCGGTAACTGCTACTCAGGTAACGTTTACTCCCCCTGCAACGCAGGCGATTCAGAACGGCACTCTTATCACATTCAAGGGGCAAACATTCTATTGCTATGCGTCCTATTACGACATTATTGTTGGCCGAACAGATGGCAGCAACTTCTCCATTGACGCTGGAGACAACCGCACCGGCAACGCCATGTCGGTTATCAAAGGCGCCGGAGTTGTCGATTCTCTGAGCGACCTGCCGACCAGCGCCAACCATGGCTTTACCGTCAAGGTCCAGGGCGATTCGGCGTCAGCAACAGACGACTTCTGGGTGAGGTTCGTCACAGATGCGGGCTCTGGCTGGGGCAACGGGGTCTGGCGGGAAACGGTGGCGCCAAGCATCCCTTACTTGCTGGACGGGGCGACCATGCCGCATGTGCTTACGCGCAACTCCAACGGCACCTTCACCTTCTCGCAGTTCAACTGGTCTGGTCGAGTCGCCGGGGACGCCACCACCGCCCCTAACCCCAGCTTCGTGGGCAAGAAGATTCAGGCCCTGGACGTCTACCAGGGGCGCCTGGTGCTGCTCGCGGACGAGAACGCCATCCTCTCGGCCACCGACGACTACAGCCGGTTCTACCCCGAGACCGTGCAGACGGTCGTGGACAGCGATCCCATCGACATCACGGCCGGCGGCCAGTCAGTCAACATCCTGGTGGCCAGTGCGGCCGTGAACGACACGCTGCTGCTGATGAGCCGCAATGCCCAGTTCAAGCTGGACACCGGCGGCGCCAACGCCAGCCTGACGCCCCGCACGGCCACGATCACCAGGGTCACCGCCTTCGAGACGCTGCCCGATGTGGAGCCGGTGGTGACCGGGCGGCTGGTCTACCTGCCCACGCCCAGAGGCGGCGATCGGGCCGGCGTGCGCGAGCTGCTGCTGACCGACTCGAGCGGGCCCGCCCCAGCGTCAGAGGACATCACGGCGGCCGTGCCCACCCTGCTGGGCAGCAACCTGTTCATGCTGGCCGCCTGCGCGGAGGAGAACACCCTGGTGGCGCTGACCAGGGAATACGGTCATCGGATCTTTGTCTACAAATACTTGTACGAGCAGGACAAGAAGTTGCAGTCGGCCTGGAGCTATTGGGACCTGGGCGACGGGTACGACGACGAGCTAGTTCTTGGCGCGCAAACTGTTGGCAGCGATCTTTACATCATGGTGGAAAGGCGCTCCGATACTGCGTTTGCCGACCAGGTTTCTCTTGAGCGGATTTCCTTGCGCCCTGTCACCACTGACCCCGGCGCTCAGTACGAGATTCACATAGACCGGAGGGTAACTGAAGCGCAATGCCTTGGGACCCAGCTGGTTGTGGCAAACCCACCAGTTACCAGGATCAGCTTGCCGTATCGGCTCAGGAACGAGTTCGGCAATGTCATCAGCCCCATGGCCGTTGTCGGTCGCTACGACACTACAGCGCCTGGCCCCACGCCTGGCGCAGGCGCGCCCGGAAAGCTCTACACGCAGCGAGCAATCAATGGGGGCACCGCGCCCAATAGCAACGCCTGGATTGAGGTTGAAGGCAATCTTGTAGGGGCCAAGTTTTACGTTGGCGAGCCATACCAGATGGAGTATAAGTTCTCCACGCAATACATCAAAGAGTCGCCAGCCGGCGGCGGCGTTGCAGTAGCCGCCGGGGTCTATCTGCAGCTGCGCACCTGGTCGATGGTGTTCGACAAGACGGGGGCCTTCGAGGTGGTCGTTGACGCCACCGGCAGAGATCAGCGGAGGTTCCGCTACACCCCCTACACGGCTGGCGGCCAGGGCTCCGATCTTGGCGCGGCCTTCACCCCGGCCGGCAATCTGCAGACCGGATCGATGCGGGTGCCGGTGATGGCCCGCAACACCGACGCCAGCGTGTCCCTGTTCAGCCTGGGCTTCTTCCCGTGCCGCTTCCAGAGCGCGGAGTGGGAAGCCTGGTATCACGCACGGGGCCGCCGGATGTGAGGCCGCACCTTCGGCTGGCCACCGCGGCCGACGCCGCCCTGGTGGCCGCGACGATGCGGGCGGAGGATGCAGCCGAGGCCATGGCCCAGGGCGGCCAGGGGCCAGCCGAGGCTTTGCTGGGGGGTCTGCTGCTGAGCCAGCCCTGCCTGGCTGTGATCGGCGCGGCTGGCGGCCCCATCGCCCTGCTGGGCGTCATCCCCGAACATGCCCTCGCGGGCAGGGTCTGGCTGCTGGGGGTCGAGGGGATGCTGGCCGATCAGCAGAACCGCCGCGCTTTCGTTCGCCAGGCGCCGGAGGTGATCGACTGGATGCACAGCGTCAGGCCGATCCTGTTCAACGTGGTGGACGCCAGGAACCAGGTCCACGTTCGGTGGCTGCGCCGCATGGGTTTCACCATGATCAGCGATCAGCCAGACTGGGGCCCAGAGCATCGCCTGTTCTACGAGTTCTGCAGGGTTCAAGATGTGCGGCACAGCAGCAGTTCCTATTGCGGTTGGAGTCGTCTCCGCCGGCCTTGGGATCGCCCAGCAGAGATCGGCCTACCAGCAGGCACGACAGCAGACGAGCTACGAGAACGCGCAGGCGATCCGAAACTTTGAGTATCAGCAATCGCAAGTGGTCAGCGCCCGCAACTTCGAGGCGCTGAAGGCTCAGCAGCAGGAGGCGCTGATGCAGCAGAACCGCCTGCTGGCCGATCGGGCCTACGAGAACGAGATCGCCCAGCTGAACGCTCGGATGATGCAGGAGCAGGAGGCCGCGGCCCAGCGGACCATGGAATCCGGCGCCCAGGCCCTGAGAGCTCGCGGGGAGGTGGTGGCCACCGGCCGGCTGGGGGCGAGCATCGACAACCTGGTGGCCGACTACTACCGGCAGCAGGCCACGTTCGACTTCGCCACCAGCCGCAACCTGGCCTTCACCGGCACGCAGATCCAGGAGCAGAAGCGGGCGGCGGCGGCCACCAGGGGGTCCAGGCTGGCGGCCGAGCAGCCGTATCTCGAGCAGCCGGTGCTGGATCCGATGGCACCGGAGCTTCGCCGGATGCCTTCTTCCAGGCCCTATGTGCTGGGCGCCCTGGGCTCCGTGACCAACGCAGGCCTCACGGCCTACGAGGGGGTGCAGAAGATCAACAGGCCGCTCAAGGACTCGACCGGCCGCGATGCGCCCGGAGGCATCACCCTCAAATCGAAAACTCAGAGATAGGCCATGGCCCAGCAGAGCATCGGCAACGCTTACGGCTCCACCGAGGAGCTCACCCCGGCCTGGCTGGCGGGGGCCGGCGGCACCACCGCGGCGCCGATCCGCGCCGACCAGCTGAACCTGCCAGCCCTGCAGCCGAACGCCGCCCCGGTCGATACCTTCCAGCGGGCAGGCGCTCCGCGGCTGGGGGGCGCCGTGGCGGTGCCGACCCCGCCGGCCCTGCCCCAGCCCAACGACGACCTGGTGGCGCTGACCAAGGCGCTGGGGTCGTTCAGCGAGCCGCTGGCCAAGTTCGCCGCCATCCAGCAGGAGCGCCAGCAAGAGCGACGGCAGGCCGAGGCGCTGAAGGCCGAGCAGGCTGGCGCGGACCTGGGCGTTGCGCTGAGCTCTACCGGGGCCCTGCCCGCGGCGAAGGCGGGCTTTGGCGGCCAGGTGGATTTCACGGGCGATCCAGCTTCTCGGCTGGTGGCCTACAGGGATAGCCTATACAAACTTGCAACGGATTCGACCAAGGGCCCGGCCCAAAGGGAATGGGCAAAGGCTTTGTACGATCGGCTGCAAGCCGCATCACCACTGCAGCTTGCGTTCGCAAATAGGCACTTGCAAATACAGGCGGTGAACGAATACCTGGCAAGCATCGAGGAGATACCTGCCAGGGGTTCCATCACAATCACGAAAGAAAATGGAGAGATTGAAGACGTCAACCTTCAGAGCTACTCTGGCACAAGCAGCTATTTCCGCAACCTAGTTACCGGGGCAATCCCGCTGGTATCTGATCGAGTAGCGGCAGACATGCTGGCGCAAAGGCTGCCCCAGGCAGTCGTTAATGCGTCCAAGATGCAGGACAAAAACCACGAAGCCTACAAGTTTCAGATAGTCCGAAACGGCTTAAATGCAATAGTTGCAAACGCCGTTGGATCTACGGAAGACGTGCAGCTAAGCTCCGATTATTTTACCAACTTCCTGGAAGACGCTCGAATCAACCTTGGCGCCGAAGCCTATCAACAACTTCTCGATGTTATTCCGGCTGCCATCAGGGGAGCAGTCACTGTTGAGCTGCGAAAGAACAATAGCCAAGACAACTTTTCCAGGCTTCAGGAACGTGTGTTGTGGCTGGTAAACATGACCGGAGCAACATCGCCGCTAGTCAAGCGAGATGAATCCGGCAAGTTGGTTCCCTTGGAGACAATCGACCCGGACACCGGGGTTAAAGCAATAGACCCAAAAACTGGCGGGGCAGTAGACATAACTGGCCAGGTTGGGACCCTGGTAGATGCACTGCCCGCGATTAACGGAATGAGGGCAGATGCTGGGATTTTTGCCCAGCTTGCGGGAGACTACAGATACATGCGTGAGTTCGGAGACTACACCGAAAGCAGGAAAGGGGAATGGTTTGGCGGCACGCTTGCTGGCGAGAACTTCGACCGACCACTGAACCCTGTCGAGCGAAGCAGAATTGAGACTGACGGATACCGGCAAATCATGGAGAAGTTCGGCCCAGGGCCTGCCAGAGATGCGGCCATGGCGGCATGGGATCGGACTGTCCAACGACAAAGAGCCGCGTTCGATGCGCCAAGAATTGAGCAAATGGGCCGAGCCCTTGTTGAGATGATGGGCAACGAGGCTCTTTCTCCAGAGGCGAAAGAAAGCAAGATTGATGAGGCGAACAGGCTTGGCTACATCACTCCCGCTCAGGCTGGGGCCTACAAAGCTGACGTCAGAGCGCAAAGAGATGAGCGCGACAGGTTCGATGTCAACAACGTCAACACTCGGCTGGGACGCTACCTGAAGCAATACATGGCGTTCATGCAGCTGCCGGCCAACGGCACCGACCTGTCCAAGGCCGAAGGCGACAGGCTGAGCGCGCACAAGGGAGGCCTTGAGAAAGAGCTGCGGCAAATCCGCATCAACGGGCGAGCGAATGGCTTGACCCCTGAACAGATCCTTGAGCAGCAGATGCAGATGCTCGGCCGGAAGGAGCAGGAGCTGCTGAACAGCGCGCAGCGGGTCACCGCTACGCAACGCCGGCCGCTGATTCAGAACATGGACGAATACTTCAGGCGGCGGGGCGGCTCCACCGGCCGGCCGCCGAACCAGCAGCAGCTGAACCGGATGGTCGAGGCCGGCCCGGTGCTCTCCGAGCCGCAGTTCAAGTCGGCCCTGGAGACCTGGGTGTTCAACGGGAAGCTGCTGCCGGCCGTCAAGCAGGTCATCCGCGACAGCGGCTATGGCAAGAAGGCAGACGAGTTCTTCAGGAAGCAGTGGCGAATCATGTATCCCGGGGTCGAGTTCCCTGCGCAGTTCAACAAGCGGATGCAGGAGCTCCGCCAGGGCTTCAGCGTCTCGCGGGCCATGCCCCAGGGCGGCGCCAACCAGGCCCCGGCGGTGGCGCTGGCGCAGCTTGGCGGGACGGCAGAGCAGGCCATGGTGCCAGCCGCAACTGCAGCAAGCTGACCAATCTCGAGCCCTGCGTGATGATGGTGAGATCACACGCAGGGCGAAGGGTCGATGTCATACGAGATTGTCGTTGACGAAGCCACCGGCAAACAGACCGTTCGGCTGACCCGAGAGCCCTACAAGGCGACGCCTGCAGACCTGCGCCGGTATGCGCAGCGGCCGGTGGGGTTCGATCTGATGCGCGATCTGAACCGCGGCCTGCGCGTGGCCCGGGAGGCGTACAAGACGATCGGACCTGGCGCGATCGAGCCGTTCCAGGGTGCGGTCGGCGCCGGCATGGCGGAGCTGGTGAGGACCGGCGATTTCCGCAGGGCCCACCAGAGCGCCCTCAGGGCCTACGCGAAAGACCTTGAGCGGCCGGAGGCCCTGTTCCGGCGGGTGCCCTACAACGCCGCCCGAGACCTGACCACCAGCCTGCTGGGCAACCTGCCAGCTTCGCCATGGCGCAAGCCGGGCCAGGCCGACTCCCCCCTGCTGGGCGTCATCCCCGCTCCGCCGAAGGCGCGCACCACCGGCGTGGCGGAGGACATTGCCACCGGCTTGATCCAGGCAGGCCTTGCGTGGGTGCCGGCGGCCGGAATTATCGGGACCGCGGCCAAGCTGCCGAAGATCGCCGCTGCCGGCAAAGCGGTCACTGGAGCGGCCAGGACCGTCCCCCAGGGCCTTAGGGCCGCGGCTGCCGGGGTGCAGTCGCCAATCACCCAGCGCGGCCTGGGCTTCGCCGCCACCGCCACGACCAAGGCCGGCCGCCTGGCACGGATCGCTGGCAGGGGGGCCGCGACCGGCGCACTGGTTGACGTTGCCGCCTTCACGCCCGGGCAACAAACCCTGGTGGGGTCGGTTCTGGACTGGGCCGAGAAGGCGAAGGGGACCTCGCTGGAGGGCCCGCTGTTCGATCTGCTGCGGACGAGGCCAGACGACAACGAGATGGCCGCGAGGTGGAAGGACGCCGTGGCTGGCCTGGGCCTGGGCGCCGCTGCGGAAACGACGCTGGAGGCACTCGGCCGCACGGCCCGGCTGATCCTGCGTCGGCCTGGGCGGCCTGGGCCCCGTGGTCCCATGGAGCCTGATCCCTGGACACTGCCGCAGCGGGTAGATGTTGAGGTGGTGGACGAGTCTGCCCCCGCCGCCCCAGCCGCGCCGGCCGCGCCGGTGCCTGCCCGCCCTGCCCTGCCGGGG